ATTGTCCACAATATAACCAAGAATAAATGCAAATACATCTTCCTCCCGGTTAGTCAGTGTTAAATAATCTTTTTTAGGCATAAATTTTCCGTTGTTAGTTTCTTAGGTTACGCTTACATTATAAACCCTTTTTTAAACTCCCGCAAGTATTCTTTTTATTGATAAATCTCGCCAGTTTCTCATTATTTGCGAATATCATCAATGCCCAACAATTACGCTTTAAGCAGTAGGCGATAACCTTTCCGCCTCTTATTTTTTCCCCTTTATACTTGCAATAGTAAATCATAGGTTTTCCGGGCTTAAATATGGGCGAAGTTCGGCATCATTCTCAATCTTGTTGTAAAAACCTTCGACCTCCAAAATTAAATCCGCACTTGACCTCCACTCCGGCAATTGATTTTCCGTGACCTTATCAAGAGCAACCAATAAACCAATAACCTCTTTCAATAATTCCCGATCGCTACCAACCAAGAAATCACCGTCATACATCTCCATAGTCCCGGCCCCGACACGACTGTCGGCAATTTCCTTGATAACTTTTAACTGCTCTCTCTCCTCATTGATAAATTTAATTATTAGGTCGGCCTCTCTAATTAATAGGCTGTTTTGTAATCCCTCTAAATCTTGTCTATTTGTAAATTCCATATAATTATGTTCTTAGTTTTTTTGTCGCATAAATTTAAAGTTATTTAAAAATTGAGTTAGCTTTTTGGTCAATCGCATTCAGCAACTCCAAAGCCTCAATTTCCCATTTAATAATCTGCTCAACAAACTCGTCAATGTTATCAAAGTTCCCGACCGCATCCCCGTCTAAAACGATTGACTTCCCGTGACAAGTCCGGTTATTGTTTCTCTCCTGACGATATTCTGTAAGTATTTTCCCAAGATCGCTTGAATAAACCGCAATCTGTTGCCAACTTGAATTTAAGTTTGAGATGACATCATAGTTGTAGCTAATAATGCACTTATCGTTTAATCTATCAATCATCCTCTCAATTTCAAATGGGTCTTTAACATCAATGTTCTCAACCCCGAACTCTTTGACAAGGATTGAAAGCAAGGCATCTTTGCTTGGTATTTTTTGCATATTTTTTAAATTAAATTTTATCAAACTCTGCGAGCATCTTTGTTTTCTCTATTGTGTCCGTGCAATCAATTGCTGCATCAACTAAACCACAATCAAGAAATGCCCGGTCAACTTTCTTCTCTACTCCGCTATTCCCCGCCCTGTGGTTATTGAATACACTCTCAATCAACCCGAGGACAAAATTTAATGCACCCACCTCATTAATATTTTCTATTTTGTAATACTTGGCCCAAAAATCTTTTTTGTGAATTTTCCCCCCTCTAATCTCAACAAAACGACTGTCGGATGTTTCAAATACTTTTTTTGCGATTGCAATTTCTTGCTCTGTTAAATCAATCATATTTTTAATTTATAAATTCTCTATCTCCTAAAATTCTGACAGTTAGGTTTTGAAGTCCAAATTTAACCGCCCTGTCTTTTTCCTCCAATGACATTGCGACATCAACCCTTTTAGCATAGCGACTGTTCATTCTATCCCAAACTACGCACTCAAACTCCCAACCATTCCCGGCTATAATCTGCAACTTAGTCCCAAGAGGCACGAAATTGGCCGCACAAATTTTTGTTCCTTTCTTTATTTCCTCACATAAGTTGACCTTTGAATAAGCACCGATGCAAGGGCTATCGTCTGTCTGTGCCGGGTCGCCGACATTATAGGCAGTCACTTCCCGGATTGTTTCGCTTAATACCTCAATTACCTCAATTCTTTTCTCTTGCTTTGCGACCTGTTCTCCGATCGTGGTTAAGTCCTCTATGCTTTGATTTAGCTTAATGGAGTTATAAGTAATTACACCGGCCAAAGTTCCCCCGACAATCAGCCAAGCAATCAATTTGGCTTTCAACTTTTTAGTTTTTCTCTTTTTGGTCAAATAGACCTTTTTTGTTTTTGTGTTTTCCATAAAATTAAATTTCGCTTAGTTCTACCCCTTTGGCGTAGCCGAGGTATTTATTTTTATAAAGTGTTAGCACCCCGAGGCAGATGTCAGCGACTTCTTTTTCCGATAAAACTCCGCAATATTCTCCGCTAACCATTGCCCCGTAAATCTCTTTAAATAATTTTTTCTTGCAATCGGTTTTGATTGCCTCATTCTCCGCCTCATTTTCCGCCTCGTTTTCTTTTTCCAACTCCTCATCGGTCATTGGCTCAAAGTTTTCCGGGTGATAGATTTTTTCTAACTCTTGATCGTGATTAAACATAGATTTGTTTTTTTATTTATTAACTTATTGATATTATTATTATACACCAATCTATAAACTATTGAAAGTCTACAAGCCTTTTATTTTTCTGCTATAAATACGAGGGTATTTTGTTTTATCCACAGCCCCACTCTGACGATGTAGATGTGAATGGCATCCTCTACACAAACAAATAAGGTTTCCAAAATCATCATTTTGCGGATTTTCGTCTATGTGATGCACAATTAAATCAACTCCTTTCCCCCTGCCACACAATTGGCAATTATTCCCGTCCCTTTGTTTAACTAATTTTCTAATATTGTCCCAATACTTAATCCCCCTATGATTTTGCCCCGATATAATTTGATGCACCCTTTGTTGCGACACCCCAAACACTCTTGCGATCGCAAGATAGGAAAGACCTTTTTTTCTTAACTCAAACATTTTTTTATTTCTGTCCATAAGTTTAAATTTAATTATTATGTCGCAATCGTAATACTCCGTTGATATTTTACAAGTAAACAAAAACACACCCCGAAGGGCGTGTCTTTGCTTTATGCCAGCCGGAAAGAGGCGAAGGCAATCCGGCCAGATATATAATAATCCCTTGCGGGCTTACTACCTTTTTAATGTGAGGTCGCCCTCAATCCGTTCTTCCGTAGTTTTCTTTCCGTATTTTTTGTGAAATGCAATGTGACATTTTTCGCAAAGTGTTATTCCATTATCAATCGCTGTTCGTAGTTCTGGGTATTCTGAAAAGTTATTTTTGTGATGTGCATTTAATTTTCCTCCCAACTTCCCGCATATCTGACAAGTAAAATTATCTCTTGCAAAAACTGCCTCACGCCACAATCTTATTTCAATGCTATTTCTCACTAACTTATTTTTATCGCTAACTCTTTCCCCCCAATCTCTTTTTTTCATTGCTACTGACTTTGCAATCCTTTCGTCAATTGACTGAGTTCTGCCTGTCAACGATAAACTTCTTTTTTTCTTTGTTTTATCGGACTGTTTTTTGCCAATCATGCTTTTGCGATAACAAGCGACAGAGCAAAACTTACCTTTGCCACATTTTATTTTGCAAGGCCTTGTCTTAAATTCTTTATTACAGTTTTCGCATAATCTAATCATACCTCTATTTTAATACAAGTGTCCCGTCCGTCCAAGCATTCCAGTCAACCGAGCCATCCGCTTTCTTTGGTATTTCAATTCCGAAGTTCATACACAAACTTTCCAGAGCCTCCTGTGATAATGCCGGCAACCAAATACCAACTGCCGGGCTATTACTGTCTTTGATAACTTTGACATTGTTGTTTTTCATATTGTTGTTTTTATCTCTTAACGACCAAGGCGAGTTGACTGCCCCAGTCAAATAATAATTTTCTTTTATCTTCTGCCAACCATTAACCCCGACAGTTCCCCAAGAGTTGGGAAAGCCGATCGTGGCTTTTCCGTCTGCATCCAATTTAGCGACCGCCCCGAATAATGCGTGTCCCCATTTTCTGCTTATAGGTGGTTGCGGGTATTCACTTGTCCAAGTTCCGTTATTCTCTCCGTCAACCGCAAAATAAACGCCGAAGTTCATCAGCATAGCCCAGGCCATTTTGTCCATAGTGACCTCTCCTCTAATCAAAGCATATTCTTTGCTTTGCAATGCTTTTCTGATTACCTTTATTTCCTCGGTTTCCTCCGGTTTAACTAAATACTCGTTTTCTGTATATGGGTCAATGAAGTCACGATTGTTGGCTGTCTGCCTATGATAACAAGGCACTAAGTCCTCCGTGGCAATTCCACGATCGCAGGCAAGGGCGAGAGCATCCCTCAAATAAGCCCCACCTCCCGACAACGCAATATAAGCATAAATGTCCCGGGCCGAAATCTCAACCCATCGGCCGGTTTCAATCATATTCAAAACCGATAAATAGTAGCCGAGGGCTTGGCCTGTGCAAGATGATGATGCCCCTTGGTTTTTGATTGGTATTTTAAAATGTGCAATGTTTTTAGCTTTAACCTCTGCGACTATCTCCCGGTAGCGATTAACACCCCACCCCTCACGGCCTTCCAGACCCCAAAATTGCCCCTCTGTTGCACAGTAAGCCCGAAAGCCGAGGATTAACTCAATATCGAACCCAAGAGCCCAATTAAAGGGTCCTGTGGCCGATAAAGCTAAATCACGCTTATCCTCTATTTGAGGCAAGCATCCTGCCCCAAATTGTCCCTCAATTAAATCGTTCATAGGTTTATTTTAATTTTTTAAAATAGTCAGCAATGTTCGCCCCCCAAACTAAACCGGAAATCGTTACAAAGACTGTGCAAAGAGTAACATCAGCCCCCTGCCCGTCAATCGCCCTTATAATTGTTGAGAATATAAGCAATAACGAGGAGATGATTGTGACAAACCACTTCATTGCATTTCTTCTTGGGTTGACTTCTGCCATATCAGTTTAGTTAAGATAAAATGTTTATCAGTCTATCAAGCCAACGATAGCGGTGCTGTAATACCCCCCCGACCATTACGCCGCCGATAAACGAGGCAACTGTTTGTGTGATGATTATGATCGCATCCATATTTTTAAGATAGTGAAATTATTGAGTTTATTATAAACGCCAACGACAGCCAAGAAAGAATTTGCAGAATAAACCAAATAACCCACAATGTTCTGCAAAGAACTTTTTTGATTATCTTACTTGCCGGCATATTCTTTTGAGCTGTCGCCCTTATAGGCAAAGAAAAAGCCTGCAACGAGCAAAATTACTTCCTTGAAAGGAATTTGCTCAAATACTGTTTGACCGCTTAAGACTGCTTTGATAATTGCAACCGCATAAACTACTGAAAGAGTTGAAATCATCATCAGTAAAACGATTTTTGTGATTGATTTTAAAATCTCGGACATATATATTAAGTTAGATTATTAAGTTATATTATTATGTATGACATTTTTGTTAATAGGGTATTTACATTTTTGTATATAGCTATTGACATTTATGTTAATAGCCCTCTTATATTGTTTTTAGTATTATCGTTAAATGGCTCAATAACCTTATTTAGTAATCCTTTTTTTTCACACTCTTTTAAAGATGATATTAGTTGACCGTCTAAATTACGCCTTTCTGACGGATTACCACTATCACCAATGGTCATCTTTTGTTTTATAAAACTTTGAGTATAGCTGACTAATTGATGATCATTGACATCGTTGCTGTTAAAACTTCCGTCTTTCAATTCTCCTTTTATTTTACTCCACAATTTTAATTCTCTCACCCTGTCTTTTGACGCAATTTCCATATTTTTTTTAGCAAACATCTTTTCCTCTAAGTCTATGTTTAACAATTCTATTTCTAACTCGTCTTTTTCATTTTCTAATTTTTTTTGTATCTTTTTAATCTCAACATTATTTCTCCTATACTCAAAAGACAACAAGACTAAGTTTTCAAAAAAGACAGATTGCTCACGAACTGCTTGCCAATACTTACTTGCCTTTGTCGGAAATCTTAGATCATTTAAAACTGACACTCTCATCTCTGTTTCAGTCCTCCAAATTTGTTTTTTTTCAAAAGCAGACTGCAACTCTTTGCTCATTTGCTCAACTGCTTTCCAGTCTTTCTCAACCAAAAAATCAGATTGTTTAATAATCTCTAACCCGTCTTTTGAATAGTTTTGTATCTCCATATTATTCTAAGCTAAATTGTTTAACTTCATACTCTGCTGATGACACTAAAATTTGCGTGGCAGTAGATCCACCATCTGCACCGGCCATAAAAGCATTGCCCTGTGTTCCTGCACCTCCATTACGATAAACTGCCGATACAGCAGAACTTCCTGCCGACCAATTTGTCCCGTCATAGTTTTCCGTAGATGACAATGCTGTCCAAGCTGAGTTTGCACCACAAGAGGCAAGCCCGGCAGTTTGAGATCCACAACCAACTAATTGCTTTCTGCCAGTAGCTAAATTATTACTTGATGACCAACTTGTTCCATTATATTCAACTGTTTGACTAACATAACTATTATTTTCTGATCCAAAAGCAAGTCCCTCACTTTGTGTCCCTGCACTTCCGTGGCCATAAGTAGCATTTGGCATACTTGTCCCACTTGACCAACTCGTTCCGTTGTATTCCTCCGAACTTTTATGCGTTCCGTAAGCGTCCTCTCCACCAACTGCTAAACCGGCCAATAGCGTTCCGGCCCCCCTTGTATTTAATCTATAAACTGACATATTACCGCCCGAACTCCAACTCGTTCCGTCATATTCCTCACAACTTGATAAATTAGAACCATTATATCCTCCAAAAGTTATTGCGGAAGTTTGTAATCCTGCACAACCAGATCCTTGCCTTGTTGTTGACATATTACCGCCCGAACTCCAAGATGTGCCATTAAATTCTTCCGTTGTATTGAGATAACTTCCATTATTACCACCAACAGTCAACCCGGCACTTAATAAACCCGCACCTCCATTATATTGTCTTGCTGTTGATAAATTACCACTAACAGACCAAGCACTTGCCTCTAATTGATGTATAACTGTTTTAATAACTCCAACCAAATCAGTCCTAAACCAAACACGACCAACATTATCGGCATTAGCAACATAGTCCTCTGTCTTGTCCTCAATTCTGATTGCCTCATCAAAATTTTCGTTGAGGTCACTCGCATTTAATTTTTCGCCTGCACTCCAAATTTTCATAGTTTATTTTTTAGATCTCTCCGCTTTTATATCACGGAAGATTTTTTTGTTTTTAGAATTGTCACGGAAAAATTGTGCCGGTGCATTTTTTTTGTCAAAGGTTTCTTTGTGTCCGTTAATTTCCGCACTCTGCACATCATAATCAAAACCTAATTCGCTGACGACTGCATAGGCCTCAACTTTATTTTTAACCTTAACCTTAACGGTCAAGATATTATCTTCTTTGATTTTGATTTTTTCTGTTTTCATATTTTAATTTTAGCACAATTTAGACTTTTTGTCTAAACACTTGCAAAGGTATATTTACAAGAAATTACCAAAGCGGTGTTGGTATCCTTAACCCAATTTAATCCGGCGATATGCGACCACAGTTGGCCCGTGTTTTCCGTGCCAGTCCCGTCAATGCAATTTCCGAACTCCGTGAAAGTCCCCGAGCATTCTGCCTCCGTAAAGAAAGCAGTTAAATAGGCAATATTTTCGTCATCCGACCCGGAGGCCATATCGTTTCTGTAGGCCTCATTGATTAATTCCGTGTCTGTTGCTGATGCAGAGCCTGAGCCATCACCGAGCAATGCTTTGTTTATTTCCCCGGTATAGGTGGTGTCGCCAGTCAATAATTTTGTGATCGCATTAAAACCGGCGTTGCAAATGACATTTTTCTTTTCATCAACCGCAACTAAATTCCCGAGGCGATAAAGTTTTTTGTAACGCTTATAAAACTCTGCCCGGAATTTCCCGTGTAATTTAGGCAAAATCTTTTTCTTTGCGAGTTCTAAAACTTTATTTATTTTTTTATCTGTTGAGGAAAGAGCAGCTTGGTCATAAAATTCCGCTTTAATCTCCCCGATAACTCCTGTTTTTTGTTCAAGTGTTTTCATATTTTTTTGATTATTTTTAAACTAATAAACCCCTATCAAGGCAAAACTCACGCTTGATGTCGCTCCCCCCCGTGGGTGTATATGGACACAAAACAAACTCGACTTCATCAAGAATTGCTATGTCCTCCACGACCTCAACATCTAAGTCATCGTGGGTTATAGCCTCTAACGGGCCGACCAGTTCCGTGACATCGACATCTTGGTGGTCCATATAATACTTTTCCAAAACATCGTCCTCATTGAAATCAACTTTTTTATTGTCATTGATTAACTGATTTTGTAAAAACTGAATAATACCGATTGTCTTCAATGTCGCTAATTCAATTGACCACTCTCCTTTTGTCCGACTAATCATTGACAGTGTTGTCCGTTGAATAATAAAAATCTCCTCAACCCCGAGGCTTGTGATTGAAATTGAAATCGCTTGCCCACTTCTTGCCCCTCCGGTATAAGTTCTAAATGAACCCTCTCGGATTGAGTTGCCATAAGCATTCAATTGAGCCTCCCCGTAAAGTTTTGCCTCCTCCGAACTCTTGATCGTTTTATCGGTTTTAGCAAATTCAAATCTCCCGTAGCGGGATATACTGCCCAAGTCCTCAACTTGTGCGATGATTGGTATTAACGGATAACCGATAATTTCAATCTCATAAGTATCTGTTGGAGCAACATCAAAGCGAATGTATTTTTGGTTATAATCCCAATAACAGGTAAAGCCGGTATTATCTAAATTCTCAACCCCGACTGTGACCTCAACTGTGTCGACCTTAACGACCGGCTTATTCGCAAATTTAAAATCTGTATTAAATGTAGTTATAGTTCCGTTGGCTGTGTGATTTTTAGTTCTTGTGTTAGTTGCTACTTTTTCCCCTCCCCGGATAATGACGACATTCCGCAATTGGCTTAAATCATTTTCTAATCTCAAACTGTCTGCGATTATATCTGTGCTTGTGTCAGTTATCGAGAACGGGGCAACTTCCGTATTTTTTACAAAAAAGTGAATGTCCTTGTTATAGTCAATATACCAAGAATAGTTGACGAGTTTTGCTAACTCCGAGATACATTTTGAAACTGTCATTTTATTAAAAACAATCTTTGAAACCGAGACTGTGCAGGCAACATTGGCGTAAGTAATATCTGATAAATAATTATCACAAATGTATTCTATAATCTCCTCGACGGTTGTGCTGTTAAAACTATCAGTAACTAAAATCCTGTCTAATTCTGCGGTGTAATCTTTACAGGTAATTGCGAACTCACTGATGTCGCCATTGATTGAATTTGAGATTGACAAGATACGACCCCCAAAGATTTTTGTTAGATCGTCAAAAACTTCAACCTCATCATTCACTGAGGGCGAATAAGTCTGCCCCGTGTGTGTCTGTATTGAAAAAGAACAAATGTCAGGTTGCTCGTCAATGTTATCTTCAATTGTAAACGAGGGCCAATCAATGACATCCGATTTGTCTACCCCCTCAATTTTAACAATTAAGTTCATAACGAATTACTTAATTTTAATCTTTTAATAATCAAATCCCCAATCTTTTCTCCGGCTCGACTATCTAATAAAGTATTTCCTGTGATCGTGATATTTATGCCACCACCGCCGGCCATTTTATTGTTCGGTGTAATATAGCCATTTCGTGACGGGCTAAACATTTCCGGGCCTTTCTCCCCGACGATGTAAGATGTCCCCGCACTCACAAATCCTCCCGCGGCTTTCCCTCCGCCAAAGACATTGCTTACTGCACCGCTAATTGCATCATAGCCCGAATATTTTTTAATCCAATCAATAGCACTTTTAATCTTTTCAATTAAGTCGTCAAACCAAGCAATCAATTTATCAATTTGTTTTTTAAGCCAATCAGTCCCGTCACCCCAAGTTTTTGTGAGGAATTTCCATAACTCCCCGGCCGCCCATTTTACAGTATCCCAATTTTTATATAACAAGATACCAACAATGATGACCCCGGCAATAGCTGCGGCAATCAAGCCAATAGGTGTTGCGAGAAAGCCGATAACCACCCCAAAGGCTGTGCCAACTGTTATCAAACTTGAAATTATTAAGGCTAATGGGCCGAGGATCGCCAAGAACCCCGCAATGACGAAAATAATGGTTTTAATTCCACTATCAAGATTTGTAAACCTCTCAATCCATACGCTTAATGTTTCTGCCAATTTAACCGCATAAGGCAACAACTGAGTTCCAATTTCCGCCTTCATATCAGTCAACTTCGTTGTCATCTGTGCCAATTTTTCTTGATTAGTTAAGGCGACCTCTCCCATATTCGCCAATTCTGTTTTTCCTTGACTAACGACAGCATTCACGAGGGCCATTTTTTGCTCCTCTGCGGTCAATTCGCTTGCGACTTTTCCGATTGATGCAGCGTATTGCTCATTGACTTCTCCGACCTTGACTGTAATGCCCAAGTTATCCAAAATCATAGCAGAGCCACGACCTAAACCAGTAACTAAATCGCCAAATGCCTGTTCCATTGAAAGCCCCATTGTTTGACCCTTAACACGAGCAATCTCCATAATTGTAGCCATTTCATCCGTGTTTTTAACAACCCCGAGGGACATCGCTTTATTGGCCGCTAAAAGCAACTTATTTTCCGAGATAGTTCCTTGAGATGTTTTTTTCATTACCGCTAACATCTCATCAGCATCAATCCCCATTGACTTTGTCATTCTGCCATAAGAGCCTCGGAGGGTGTCTAACTCTGCACCAGCTTGCAAAGCAAAGCCACCGATCGCGACAATCGGAGCCGTGACTGACAAGGACATAGTTTTTCCAAAGGATGACAAGGATTTTCCGATACCTCCCATTGTTTCCCCAAAACTCTTTGCTTGTTTTTCTGTGACCCCTAAACTTTTGTTAACACTATCAAATGCTTGCTTTGTTTCATCCTTTCCAACTATTGATAGCACTAAACTTTTATTTGAGTCCATATCTATTTGAATTTATTTTTGCGACTTCTCCGGTTTAGTTCAACTATAAGCTCGTTGAGAAAATCGTTTGAGTTATCATTGAGCAACTGTTTTTGTGTCCAACCCATTTCAAGGCACACTAAAACCTCTTGCTTTATTTTTTTTTTATACTTTCAGCAAATTCTTGCACCTGTTCAATCATAAACTTCAAATCTTTGTCATCAAGCAAATTCACATTTTCAGGAGTGATCGGCAAGACCGCACCATTCTCATCAGTAAAGTTCCACTCCTTAATCAACTTCGGCAAGATTAAAATTATCTTGCTTGGTTTTAAATCCCTTTGCAGTTCAACAATCAAATCACTATCTCCCGCCAATAGCGAGTGAAAAATGACAACCTTGCTTTCTGCATAACCCGGGAGGGTTATCTCCTTAGTATGTCTAAAATCTTTTAATACCGGCATAAAGTTTTTTATTATTTTATAAATAGGCCCCGCCCAAGCGAGCAGGGCCTTTGATTAACTAATAAGAGGCTTGTGTGTTCGTGATGATGACTTCTATGCTCTTGCTATCGGTTTGAGAGTAAAACCCTTTAAACGATAGCTCAACTGTCGCTAAATCATTATTGCCCCCCTTAACCAACGCCTCACTAAATTTGACCTTAGCGAGATTGATGACGATTTTAGGATGCGAACTCGCCCCGATCGTAACACCGCTATTCTCCATTACGATTTGCATTGCTTTAGCCGTTCCGTCTAATGCGTAATCTCTTGCATAAACACTTGCAAAAAACATCTCAATCGCTCCCTCAATAACCATTTGCTTGTTTAGGAAATCACTTGGCCCGTCAACACTTAGCAAATCCTTATCTTCAATGTTCTTGGATATGTTTAATTCTAAACTTTTGACATCAATAGCGATAGCACTTCCAATCCCAGCATAAGTGTCCGCTAATTTAACGGCAATATTCTTTGCCAAAAAGTAATTCTCAACAACATAGGACGGAGTAGAAGTAGAGGCAACGCCTTTCTTTCCTTTCAGACCGACTTCGTAAACAACATACTCGTTCACGGCCGAGGAAAGTTTTAAATTTTCAACGACACAAAGCGGGTATGCTTTTTGTTCAATCGCCCCTCTCTTTATTTCAAGAGTCAAAGACGGATGTTGAGATGATTGCAAGACTGACCCTGTATGCTCATAGACACCACTGTCCCCGACCTTAGCGACCGAACTGATTTGCCCAAGAGTAGCGAGGATGATATAACCGAACGACTTGTCAAAGACTTCGCCGGCAATAGTCCCGCTTGAATAATTTTTAACAACAACTTGGTCATCACTATCCTCAATTACGCCCATAGACCTCTCTGTCGCTATAACATCAACTTGGTCATTGTAGTCCTCCGAGGTGGGCTTTAACCAAATTGCCGGAGTGACCTTAGTCCCCCGAGTTGTTTCTTTACCGACACCAATGTTGAATGTCCTTTTTAATAATTCACTCATAATGTTAGGCTTAATTTAATAAATTTTTAATTTTTTGGTCTGCCTCCCCCTTAGATTTGGCGTAAATTGTTTTCCCAATAGTGGGGTAGCAAAATTCTATTTCCTTTGTTTCAATTATAGCACTTTTGCCTTTTTCTGTCACACCCTTTCCGGGATTAAGCGACTTGTCCTCAAATTTTTTGATTGACATATTTTTTTTAAATTATTTTGTAAGTTAGGGGGACTATTAACTGTCCCCCTTTTTAGATCGTGATAAATGCAATCGCTATTCTGATGTATTCTTCTCTCGGCAAGCATTTAGGCTTTCCGTTCACATTTTCCCGCCTTGATATAATAAGCTCAATATCTTGGTGGCACTTTGTGCATAAATACAAAATAGGTTGCGTTTTATCTCCGTTATAAAACCTCCTCGGCTTGATGTGATGCCTTTCAAGCTCTTGAAGGGTTTTACATTTAGGACACAATCCATAAGCTACCATTTCAACCTCCGCTTTTAAATTCGTGTAATACTTGATTTGTTGCCTCCTTCCAAAGCATTCCTTTGTTTCCGAGGGCATAAATTATACAATCCCCGAAAGTTCCGACTTTTTCCAACCCTCTGCTTTTATATCGGCGAGGGTCATTTCTCTGTAAGTAATCATTTCTCCTCCTGTTTTAAAAGAACTATTATGTTAATTGTTTCAACTTTTTACATGCTATCTCTAAGTCTAATCCCCGCATTAATAACTCTCTGTCTTCCCAAATAAACGCCGATGATAAAGCAACATCATCACAAACTCCACCGAGTGTATCATCCTCATCAAATAAATTGTCTATAATATCAACCAACCTCACGAGCAATGTTTCCCCGGCCTCCGTTCCCCGGGCCTCCTCATTGACCTCCTGTAATATCTGCACTTTGAATTTATAAGTTTTCAAGATCGTGGCCGTGCTTTCCCGTTCTTTCTGATTTTCAGAGCCGAGAATAACTGCGACCGGAAAATGGTCAAACCCGCTTTTATTATATTTATAGACATAGCCGGTCAGCTCCGAGATTGAATTTAGCTTGTTATAAATAGCATTTATTATCTCTGCTCTCATATTGTTTCAGTTATATTTTTTAAAATGTTATCAAATACTCTGTTGATTTTAGGCCCGACTTGGTCGGCAGTTCTTTCCACAAAGGCATTCGGTTTTTGGCCCCGGACCGCTTTGGCAAAAATCATCTTTCCCCCGGACCTCCAAGCAAGCATCTTCGCACGCTTAGGCACAATCATTGTTTTTCTATCCCCATATAAACCTGTGCCAAAATGCACAAAATAAGCATAGCCGGATTTAGGGTAAATTGTCACTCCGATTGGCCTATAACTCATCTCAATTGATCGTCTTAAAGTTCCTGTTCTAATCGGGGCCTCCGATTTTTCTTTTTCTAAAATAACCAATCCGGCCTCTTTAACTCCTTTCTCTAATTGACCGGCAACAACCCGAGGGGCTTTGACAAACTCCGATCGTATTTTATCTAAGTTGTCCACCTTGATCGCATAACTCATCTTAGTTGTTTGGTTTATTTATAAATGCCTCAATCCGGGCAAGTCGTCTAAAATTAAATTTCCGAACCGTCTTGACGATATACTCCACATCATCACAAACGACTTTGTCGGCCTCTTTTAAATCCTCATTGATGTCGCAATACAACTTGAATTGTTTGACCGGGTCGCCCTCTGTTAGCATCACATCCTCGGCCTTGATTGGCGTTATAATACCCTTAATAGCCCCGACCTCTTTATAGTCCGAACTGTAAGAATATAATTGCAATCTGCGAATTGTGATTGTTTGGTCAAAGTAAATCATATTGCAAAGCTTTTATATTTAGCGAGAAGGCTTTTAATCTCGTCAGTAATAGACCCGGCAAAGTTTACAGTCGCCCCGTCTAATCCCTCCGAGCTTTCTCCTTCGGATTTTCTTTTGTTATAGACTGCCCCGGCTAATTTTAAGCAAGCCATTTTCAAATCTGCGGGAGCTGACTGGGCTTTGTAGCCTGCGGTATAGGTTACTTTCCAAGCTTTGCGACCGGAAAACAATAGACCGGCAACATCTATGCTTAAACGCCCCTCATCAAGGTAAGACACATATTGAGTTGTTGCGACTTCCGTCCAAACTGGCACGAACTCCGTCCCGGTATTCTTAAAAAGTTCCAGCCCCGATAGATTAACACGATTGCTTAAAATCAAATTTCCGTCTTCATCAACTTCGTCGTCATCAAAAAACTCCTCAACATTTCCGCTTAGTAATTTGTTTTTGCAGTAAGCCTCAACAAAAGCATTGACCCCTGCAACTATTTGCGAGATTGCATCATCATAAAAATTTGAGTTGACATCAGCAAATATTTTAAACTCGTTTGTAGTAATCATATATTTAATTTAATTAAAGCATTTTTTTTACATTCTTTCCAGTATAGCATCAGAGCCATTTTCCGGGGATGATGCGACCGCTATGTCGCCACCTGAAAAATAGCGAATAGGCTTTGCTTCTTTTAGTGCTATCTCTGTTTCCAATAAATAAGCATAGACAGTTTTGCTCTTATAGTTTTCGTATCCACTTTTGCTAACAGTAAGTGTCCAATTATCAAGATAAACTTCAGTAAAATAGTATCCTGTTGTCCCCCTTAGTGATTTTTGCTCCAACACCTCGAAGATTATTTGTCCGTTGACATCGGTTGTATAAGGATATTCTGTGCCTGCCTCATCTTTTAAATTAACAGTCGCACCAGGGATAGGCAAACCGTTTTCATCTAAAACTGTGAGCGTTTTTTTTCTCCAAAAATAAATATCTGTTATGTGAGTATAGAGCTGAAATTGATATGAAGTATAACAAACTTTCCTGTTATTTACCCTTGAGGTGTTGCAGTTAGTTATATCAAAAACTGGGCGAGTACTACCATATTGAATAGAAAAATCATAGATGAGAGTATTTCTAATTGTTAGTCCGTCAATCAGACGGTTTTGAGGATAGCTTGAGGCGGACAAATAATATAAATAGAGAATCCCGTTTTGTATCTCAATGTTGGTATATTTCATTTGCGATAGATTTCCTGCCAGTCTCCACGAAGAGCCGCTATTAGTGGTTATTTTCATATTGACAACGGGGCTGTCCATATTTTCTGCTCCCAGACCAGCAGCCGTGACGAAGGAATTACCCACTCCTACGGCATAACGATAAACTGGACCGGAAAAATGAGAGTACCGAGTCTTATTTTCGTAGAAAAAATTAGAGCTTGTCGCAGTCATCAACATATACGACCCGTAGCCTGTTTCCAAAAGATGAAGCGAGCAACGGTCGAGTGTAATTTGAGTAAAGGTTGAGAATCCTCCAAACATACCGCTATAAACAAGAATTGTCATCTCAGTCAGGGTCAGAGAGTTAAAGCTTCTTAATATCCCATACAGAAAAAATGTGTTCCCTTGAATATAAGAAACATCAAGGGCATCAGCGTCAATCAGTGCTTGTTTTATCTCTCCGACAGTTACTGTGCCTATACAATCAATCCAAATTTTCCCTTTGGTAAGCACTGCCGACCAAGGAGGAGGGGGGGAAACTGACATCTCAATCTGTGGATGTGTACCATAAAACAGTTTTGTAAATTCAGCAGATACCGCAATATTATTTGTTGTATACCCTGCTTCCCAAATATAATGTGAAAAGTTACTAATATTTCCTTGCCAAGTGTCAGCCAGCGGGTCGCCAGAAAAAGGTGCTGTTGTCGAAAGATATATGACAATATTTGCCATTGCGTTGTGCATCGTCTCTACTCTAAATGTTGTTGTATAATCAGTTGAATAAGTTCCGACAATTAAAAATGAGTGATAATTCTCCCAAGTATTAACAGTATAAGTTCCAGCATATACCCCGCTCTCAATAATTAAAGTGTTTCCAATAATCAAACAATGAGAGCTTGCTTTGACCCTTATTTTCCCGCCACCTGCATCTTCAAAACCTTGAATTGGGACAGTTGTTTTCCAATAAATTGAAATGCTTTTTTTTGTGCTATCAGTAGTGAAAGAAACAACATCAGCAAAAGGACTAAAAACACCATTATAAACCCAAGACTTATTGTAAATCCCCGTTAAATAATATGTTGTATTAGCTAACAAAGAACCGCCATCTGTCAGTGTTGCAGTTAATTCAGGTTTTCTATATCTATAAATACTGACTGCCATATTAAAAGATTAAAAGCTCTTTAAGCTCTGCTATTTTATTTTGACAAAGAGAAATGTCAGCGTCTAAAATGTCTCTTTCTTTTAAAACAATCTCTTTTATGTAATCGGGTAAACTCTCAACATCTTCTAATAAATGTCTTCTCTTAAGTAAGTCGTCGTATAGCAGACGCATACCCTCGAGTTCGATTGTAATCCTTTCTAAATCAATCACATTCTCTGTAATAGTCCTTTCGATGACAATATTAGGATCTTCTGTTCTAATTAGTTCTGTTGCCATAAAATTAAGAAATTACTTTTGTTATATTATCAATCTCACCCCCGGAATAGACGATCGTGGTCGTCATTATTGCGGATGTTTCCTCGTTAGTGATTGCGACCTGCATTATTTTATTCTCTGTCCATATGAGAGCTTTTGAAAATAGTTTGACGGCCTTGCTACTATCAACCCAATAATCAACATTTATTAGCTTTCCATCCCCGTCTTTTATATATTCAATATAAGTATTCCCTGATGTTTTTCTCGCAAGTTCTAATTCAAAGTTAGTTGCGGGCGGGACTTCATACGCCGTGATAAATTCCGAGTCATTTTCAAGTTGAGATGTTTTAGTCGGCACTTCCGTCTTTAAGGCATAATTTCCTTTTTCCTCATTCCAAATCGGGTCTGTTTCCTCTTGCGGTGGGTTTTGTAATGTAACCCCTCCCTCTATGATCGCACGAATAGAGTGCCGAGATATTATTGCGGAAATTCCCGAACGCCTAATTGTTGCATTGTAAGCCAAATTAAAAATCTTGGCGACAACAGAGCCTCGCTTGATTGTCGCCCTGACCTCATTGTTTTTGATTGTAGCTTTTATTTCGGACATATTAGCTTGTTCGTCTTGTGACATCAGCCACAACCTCCAAAACACTTCTCTGCGTACTCATAATATTCCCCACTATATCTTTGACTTGTAAATCAAAAACATAGTCATTAGGTGTCAAATCTGTGTCGGTAGATGCAATTGTAATAGTTGTCTTCCCAGCTGTCGGGTCTGTGTGGTTCGTTACCTCCTTTTTAATCAAGGCATCATCATCATTATCAGCATCATCATCAATATCCTTGACTGTAAAAAATACAGTCTTGCCTGTTAAATCTAACGCATTCCCGTCTTCATCCTCAAAGGTGACCGCTATGCTTTGGCTATCCCCCCGGATGATTTGTAATTTTTCTCCATCAATCATATTTTTAAAACTTATATTTATTATAGCTTGTGCTTTCGCCTTTATGTCTGATTCCCAAATCTTTTAAATAAACGCATTGATAGCCGTTAGACCTCCAAAACCAACCACGATCGCAATCTTTCTCAACCCCACGCCCTCCGTTCTCTTTTGCCATATCATCAAAGGCTTCAATAGACATTGCTGTCAGCATCCCGCCTGTGTGGCTCGTAATCATTACATTGAAGTCGCCCCACTTGGCTCGATCGTCAACAATTCCCGGTTTGTAGTCTTCTGCTATTTCCAAGTCAATCGGAGCAGTTATACAGTAGCCACCGCCAGCCTCCTCATAGAACTTCATTATTTGCCCTAAAATGCCCTCTGTGACGATTTGGCAGTCATTATCAAACTTGACTATATAATCAGGCTCAAAGCCTTGTAGGCGGGCCATTCTGACCCCTTTAATCCACGCACTAACTATCCCCTCATTATCCTCATTCCTAATCACATTATAGCAATTTTCTCGCAACCACTCAACTGTGCCATCGGTAGAGCCATTATCAACAATGATATGTTCAAATGGATAATCAGCCTTTTCCCTTAACTCCCCGAGGTATTGCTTGGTCAAATCAAGTCTGTTGTATGTAATTGTAATAACGAGGACTTTTTTCATTCTATTGATTATAAATTTTTAAGAAATCAACCTTATTAAATTTCATCGTTTCTCCCTCCTCAATCATCCTGTTATATAAATCCGGGTTTTCAAGTAGCATTTTCGGGTCGTGGGCGAGTTGTCTTTTTTTCTTTGCCTCAATATCTCTCTTTTTTATATAGCCGAAGTGATGCAAGATGTAGTCTGTTTTTTGTCTGTTTGAATAGGCATAAATCGGGGCCGACCCGCAATGTAGGTTTCTGTCAAAGAATTTCTGCGACAATTCGGGACAATAACGGAAAATCCTAATATTCTGCTGTTTTGAAAAGCATCCGTCTGTTCTAACTGTGTCCTCGTTGCCCCAAAAATGGGCCAAGACGAGGTCGTAAGCAATTCCTTGATATAATAGACCTGTAATTCCTTTACGGGTCAATTCAACATCTAAAAACTCGTCTGCGTCAATCGGTAGTATGCCGAACGGGTTTTTGCTAATAGCATAATCAACCGCCCTCTCACGCAATAGATTTTCAGCGACCCCGAATAGTTTAAAGTCGTGATATTTAATAGTAACGGGGTAATATTTTTTTAACTCCTCCAGTTCTACGACAGTTTCATTGTTTGACTGATCGCAAACGACCACCATTTCATCAATCAAATCTCTTTTAAATAAGTCGGTAATAACCCGGGACATATAACGGTTATTTTCATCTCCGACAATCATTGATCCAATAAGTCTTTGTCCCCCGGACCACTTTTGTTCGTAGTAGTTTTTTCCCTTATAATAATTTACTCGCCAAAACTCCGAGCCTGTATTGATGCTATCTTTCCCTTTGTGCTTGGCATCAGCCCCCGAGATAGCAATAGTAAACCCCCTCCTCTTAACATTTCTACACATGTCGTTGTCCTCCCACATAAAAAAATAGTTTTCATCAAACCCGCCAATCCTTTCAAATAACTCTCTGCGTATACACATAACCGACCCATTAACGCCAAAGCCAGTCTCCGAGCATTCAGCCCCGACTATCCCAACCTTAGCATCAGCAAAGGGCTTAATTAAATCAGCAAAAAAGTTTTCCCCCAATCTGACATCATCATTTAAAAATAAAACAAACTCCCCGAGGGCTTTATTTAACTTTGCCCCGTTATTACAAGAACGAGCAAAACCACCGGCCTGCTCGTTAAACTCTCTAATCATTAAAGTTAGTGTTATTTCCCCTCCCTTTTCAGCATCTTTGAGAATTTTTAAGCTCTTAATGTTTTTATCAGATTTAGTCGGCACAACAACATCAATCAAGCCTTTCTTGTATTTGACCCCGAGAATATTGACGCCAATTAACCCCTCATTATTAACTTCGCCCTCATCAATCTCTTCTAATATTTCGGTCTTGATAACAATGCCCTCTTTTTTTAGTTTCTTATATTCTGACACCTCTATTGCTCTAATATCATCCGGGACATAAGTTTCAAAACCCTTGATGTATTTAACAAGGATTTTGCTCATATTTATTTTGTAAACTCTTCGGCAACTTCCTTGTCAATCAATTTATAGGCAAACTTTTTATTAAAGCCCGCAATTTCATCCTTGACATAAGGAGTAAAAGCTTTTAAAAACTTAACAACCATGATGTCTTTGGTCGGCTTTTCAGCCCTTTCAACAACCTTGTTTTCTACTCTCTTGTTTTGGTTTTTCGCCATACATTTAGATAGTTAATTATTAAATCAGTTTACGAGGCCCACCTCCAAGTCGGAGATGAGCCTTAAAACTATTTAACGCCAGTCATTTTGCGACAAGCGGCCGGTAGAGTATAAACTCCGTCAACTGCTTGAGCAACAACCAATTCAACCTGTAATTTGCTTAATACCTTATCGGTGTCAACAAACATTTTTTCTCCGTCTTTAATCCAGTAATACCACATATCGCCGAAATAAATCTCGGTGGTGTCCGCAGAACTCCCCAAATTTTCAGGGATGTCAGCACTTTCTAAAACGGGTTTGTTGAATACCTTTTGGTCACGCAAATCAAAGATTGGCATACTATTGGCATCCGTGATAGTTCTTAATGCTTTGCAACCCTTAGCGGAAGTTAAGAATACCGCATTGTCACGATACTGTTCGGTTAAAGTGTAATACAAATTAACAACATCAGAATAAGCAAGGGCGGAGCCGGCTTGCGCAACAGACGTTAAGGAGGCAGATCGCAAACCAGTAGGCTTGTTAGTTCCGTCACCCGCGACAAAAGCGGTTTCTTCGGTGTCTCTTAACTTACGAGCGCAAAGCTCTCCGACAAAGTTCACGATATTATAAGCGGAAGTGTTAATCAACTGACGAGGGATTAACACACGAGCCGCTAAATAATAATCAGTCAAACTCTTTTTGCCGATTGTGGGATTACTTTCGGTAATTTCCTCATTTTCCCCTACCCAATAAGCAGTCACGCCGGTCCCCTCAGTCGGCAACTGATAATTACCTGCCATTTGGAAAACAAAGGCCAATTTTCTCATCTTGGCAATCTTATCTTTTGCGGTCAAGATAAAATTTGAAAGTTCAGTCGGGACAGTATAGCCAAAACTGTCGTTTGTGCTATCAATGGCTTTCTTTTCTAATGTGCCATTGCATACTCCCTTGATAAACTCGGCAGCCTTGATAGTCTTTTCCTCCGCACTATCAACCTTGACCTCATCTTTGAGGCCAGCTTTTAACTCACTCATCACTTCGGACTTTAAAGCGGGGATTAGCTCTTTGATGCTTTCTCCCATAATGCCCTTTAATTCGTCCATTGTGACTTCTTTAATTTCTGGGTTCATAAATTTTTTACTTAGTTATTTTTAATAAGAATTTTGTTACTTTGAGATTTTTCTCTGCAACTTCCCTGATGCGAAGTATTTTGCGGGCAACATCTCCCGACTTAGCATCATTGCCGACCTTTGCAATGTGAGCATTCTTTTGCTCTTTCTTATAGTCAATAAAACTATTCGTCATTTTAAACTCCTCAACTGTTTCAACACCTTTCTCTGTAAAGGTAATCCGAACTAAACCCTTATCTGTTATGACCGCAACTTTGTTGATTTTCTTTTCCTCGTCGACAGCTTCTGTGGGTATAACTTCGGCCGGGGTTTCGTCCTCTGCCTTAACCTCTGCGGATTTAACACTTAAAGGCTTTGTTGCAGGATTAGCCCCGACTAATACTGGCGACCATTCGTAAAGTCTTGCTTTCTTAATGATACGGATGCCGTCCTCACGCCATTCGTCGTCTAATACCCGAAAGCCGATTGAGAACTCATCAATCAAGCCGAACTTAATATCGCTAAATGCCTCTCTGCCCCTCTGTGTGTCAAGATTAAATTGTGCCTTGATATAAAGGCCGAACTCATCTTCTCTTGCCTCTAAGGTTTTTGCAATCGGTTTGTCCCAATCGTGCGACCATACGCCCTTTGGTAATTTCTGCAAGATGCTTTCAGCAAACGCACCCCGTTCAATAATATCTCCGACCAAGTCAACATTCCCGAAAACTGAGACATAGGCCTCGACTATTCCTTGATCGCCCTCCGCCTTAGTTTCTAAAATCTTAAACTTGACGGGGACTTGCAATTTTATATCTGACTTCGCCTCTGTTTTTAGGTTGTCCATATTTTTTGACTTAGTTTTAATTTTATAAAGTTATTATAGCACAATGCTTAATTCTTGTTAATACTTTTAGTAACTTTTTTCTTACGGGGCTTGATGCCCCTCCTCTTTTTTATTTCTGCGATTGATTTTGACATATTTCCATCTTTAAATATCTATGCAATTTATTATGGTGACCCTTCGTATCACATTTACACTCTCAAAGAAATAGGGGTCACATCACACTTACATTGGGGGTGGACTGGTATCTCTCCTTTGACACTATCAATAGTCCATTTGTTCCTCGCTTTCTCTTCACATACTGCACAAGAGCCGGGAGCTAATAACCACTTAACCTCGTAAAAGCCGTAATAATCATAGGTTTGGCGATGTGCCTCCGTGACACCTCTTGCTGTTTCGGTTCTCGCAATCATTTCGGCTCTCGTCTTAGAGGCAAAACTAAACACATCCTCAACTCTCTTGGTAATATCGCCAATGCTTTCTCCCGCCTCAACACCGGCCCGAACTGTTTTATCAAATGCGTTGATCGTGGTGTCCGTGATAGTCTGCCCAATCTCTTCGCCAACTTTATCTAACCATTCACGCAAGAAGTCTAAATCTGCGATTGCGGGCTGTCCGACCAATTCGCTTGCCTGTTTAACCCCGGTCATTAAAGTTTCATACATCAATGGGTTAATAACTTCGACGACTGATGCCAACTCTTTAGCGGTGTCAATTCCGTATTCAGTAGCGACGCTCTTGCCAGATTTAACTATTGCCTCAATAAATCTTTCTTTTTGGCTTTTAAAATACTTTTTAAATTCTGATTTCCAAACATTCTCTAACTTAGCTTCCTCTGTCATTCTTGCTTTATAAAATAACTCAACTTGCTCATCCGTTAAATTAAAGTTTTTTTTTTGCTTTTCATCAACTATGCGAAAAGATTTAACGACAACATTGTTTAGTTTTTTGGCTGCCTTTCCCGTGACACTCTTAATCAACTGGTTTGTTCTATAATTCCGGCTTAGTATTCGCATCTTAATATAATTCTCTCGCTTAAATGATAACCTTCGTTCAACGGCCCTCGCACTCCCGATTTTGATGATCGTGGGTTCTTGCGCCGACTTCTGCCCGATCGTGGGGACTGACATTATAGGCATATAAATATAGTCGCCTCCGTCTAACGGGGCGAGGCCTTGACTCTCTCTAATCTCATTTGTGGTTTTCCATTTGTTATAAGACGCCTCATTCCCTCTAATAACCAACTCCTCGTCATCTTTGGCAATTTGTTCAAAATCTAAATAAAGCAATTCCCCTCCGTCAAACTTAGGCACAAAAAATTCGTTTAGTTGTTCGCAAATCTCCCGGGCAAGAGGTTCAAGTGTCCATTTAGCAAATTGGTATTCCCCGGTCTTAGCAGATGCAAGATTTACATCATCAAAAGTCAATAAAGACTTCGGCACTCCGAATACACCCGCAATCTCATCACGATTAAATTTGCGACCCTCAATAAACTCCATGTCACGAGGAGGGATGATGTTTGACTTGAATTTCATCCCACCTTGCAAGATTTGCACCTTGTAAGCGTTCTCAAAGCCCGCATATTTCGCTTTTGCTTTCTTTTCTAATCTCTTAATTTCTTTTTGGTCTAATACCTCATCAGTTTCAAGATAACCACCCGGGACTGCCCCATTCGTTAAAAGGTTATTATTAGTCTGCACAATGTAGTCATCATTCTGTGCCGTCATTCTGACCGCTTCAATAATCCCGATGCCTTTGTCTGGGTTTTGAGGATTATAGTTTTTTAAAAAGATGACCTGTTCAGGCATAAACTCTTTTTTGTAAGTTCCGATTTGGTAAACATATTTCAAAACCTTTCCCTCCTTATCTTTCTCTGCCTTAAAAAACTCTGGTCGTGCGACATACATTGTTTTCGGATTACGACCATTCTTATCGCCTCCCTCTAATACCCAAGGGGACGCCCCGAGCAAATCCTTGTAAATCATAGACAACTGTAAAAAGTTGAACTTCGTCATTTCCGGGTTAACACGATAAAGCAAATCTAAAATAGGATGCTCTAATATCTCAATCACTTTGTCGCCTTGTAATTTGTAAAGGTGGAAATCAAGACCGGCGATTGCCATTGACCTCTTTGTCACGCAAGCATAAACCCAAGACTTGTAAAAATCCAAAGCATCGCTTTTAGTGACAATGTTCGCCATTATGCCCGAGTTGTAGAAAAAAGAAAAAGGCACGCTTTTCTTTTCGCCCCGATTTAAAATTTTATCTAATAGCCACATAGGATTGTAAATAGTTTGTTATTTAATTATATTATAGCATTTTTCAGCTTAACGAGCAACAATTTTTAGTCAATGTCAATGATGTCTAACACCCTCTTTTGTTTGACCTCAAAATACATCCTCATCATTACCATATCAGCAAAGTCCGGGGATCGCCCGATGTTTTCTTTAATCACATCCTTGCCGACTAAAAACACCCGGCCGTCCTTGTCTAAATCTCTTTGCTTAATCTGTCCCAACTCCTCAATGAAATCGTCTTTGTCTTTGCTATCACGGAAGGCCTCCCCACTAATGCCAATCTCTCCGGCCTCTGCTTTCTCCGCTAACTTGAAATAGCATTGAGTTTTGAGGTTCCCATAATTCACAAAATACTCGCCCTTTGCTTTTCTCCGTTTCTCATCAAACGATAATACGGGGGCCGAGCCATTAACAAAGCCGACACATCCCGGGACTTGGTCAACAACGCCACCCCCGACCCCGTCCTCATCAAGGATGCAGTTCGACCGCCTAATTCCTTTGCGGTCTAATAGATTTTTGATAAATTGACTGCTTTTCGCTGTGTCCCTCCTTATTTCATCCGGGATGATGATTATTTCCCTCAATTGTAGGCCATCCCACAGCCCCAAGGGCATCTTATCCCGGCCTTTCCGACTTACATCACCCGTGAGATGCTTACTGTTGTTCTTGGCCGCTTTATTCGTGAATAAGTCTTGAATAACATCAATGCTGAATAAACAGGCTGGGTCGTCATCATACTCCCAGTTGCCATTAAGCAACCTTTCCCTCGTGGCCTTGTCTTTAATAGCCTCTAATTGTTTAATATAATGCTTTGAGATAAACGGATTATCTTTTGCTAACGCCCGAACAAATGCTTTCCCGGCCTCAATAACTCCGTCTTTAAAAGGCTTGTAAAAATAGGTGTAAACCCAACCCTTACTCGGATTGCAAGTACCGAGGCATTTCGGGGTCAACCCGTTAGCATCTAACTTAAAACGAATACGAGAGTTTAACACTTGCCAACATTTGTAGGTAATCTGATTGACCTCATCGACAAAAGCCCCGGTTAACTCTAAACTTCCAAGATCGTCGTAGTTCGGGTCGCTTGGCTGATGAGCCAAGTCTTTCAATATCACCTCCGAGCCATTTTTAAATTTAATGTGGCTATCTGCGTGATAAATAAAATCAACCCCGGACTTATAACCCCATTTAGCACAAACCTCAAAAAATGTTTTGAGTGTTGTTTCTTTCAATCGTTTTAGTTTTTTTCTACCCATTAACCAACGAGTTCCCGGGTAGGTGGTAGCCATAAAGATTAGCCACCCGCAACCTAAAAACGACTTAGCACCTCCGGCCCCTCCGCCGAAAATAACCTCTGTCGTTTTGTCATCTTTCAATAAGTTCCAAGCCTCTCGCTGTTTAATTGTTTGCCTCCATTTAATCATATTTAATCATTTAATCCCTCCGGGTCATTGGGGTCATAAGTAGTAATCATCATTTGAATTGGTTTTGCGTCATCATCTTGGCCAAATCCAACCTTTGGCCTATACTTCGCAACTCTGTGCGATAAATAGAAGCGGATTGAATGCCCGTCATTTTGAATAATCTTTTGCTTTAGTTTGTCCTCCACTATAACATCAAAGCTGTCTTGGATTTTCTCAACCTCCTCCGCAAACTCTTTGTCGTCTTTAAACCATTTATAAAAGGTTGAGTTATCAATCCCGACCTTAGCGATAGCATTCGTCACTATTCCAAAAGTCTTGGTTAACCCAACCAAAATCTTCAATTTGTTCTTGGCGGTCTTTTTATCAACCTTGCTAATATCTCGCCCCCAACTATCTAATCTCTTGCTGCTCTTGGGTTTGTCGATTGTGTTTTTAATTTTTTTCTCTCCCCCAACAACGCCAATCTCAATCTTAGCCATTGGGTTATAAACTTTCAAAGGTTTCTTTTTGCTATTTGGTTTTAACTTTTTTCTTGGCATAACTTAATCCTTTAATAAATCCGATAATAAGGTTTATGATGATCGTGATAACTACTGCTTGCCATAAGGTAATATTAACATTAAATAGTCCAATAATCCACCTCATTGCGTATGCTGTAATCATAACGAGGGCTATTGTGATAAAAATAGCGGTAATCCAAACCTTTGTTTTATGTCTAAATATTTGCTTTCTCATCTCCTCTGTCATTATCATAAATTTAATTTGCTTTTATAAATACTCCGTGGGTTTTTAAGAACTCATCTGCGGGCCGGTCAAATTCTCTTTGGTCTAAATCCCCGACAATCTCTCTTGCTCTACTCAGCCGGCAGAAAAATCCACACCGGAGACAATTAAAACTCTCATTGTATTCTCTCTTAATTACATTCCCACATTGCGGGCATCTATTTTCTTTTAGTGATTGCCAGTTCATATTCGGCATAAAATTAAATCCCTTTAATCGGACAATGGATAACCGGGTTTATCGACATATTACCCCCCTGTGTTTTCCGGGCAATATGCACGATCGCCTTGCCCCACTTCTTTTGGAATAAAGTCGCTTGGTCCTCCTCTTTCTTCATTGTTCTGTAGGAGGCACAACCGCCTTTTTTCTTGATGTGTGCCGATACATAGTGATATTTGTTAAATCTTAAAATCTTTCTAAACTTGCGGAGGACTTGGATTGAGTAATCGTAATCCTCTTTTAATCCTAACCGGTCATCAAATCTAATGTCTTTGTCTTTGGTTATTCCCATACAAGGCCCGAGGATGACAGACGATAAACTAAGCGGGGAGTATTCCCGATAAAACTTTTTATCGCTTTGTAGGTTTACTCCCCATAGTTTAGTGCCGGCCTCTTTGGCCATTCTAAAAAAATTATCAAATAAAGCATAGACCTCGCTTTCGGTCATTAAAAACATTTCCAGTTTCTCGTAATAACCAAACTGCCTGATGTCATCATCCAGCATCACGACATTGTCTGACTTAGTATTGTCTAAAATAAAATTACGGATTATTGCCATTCCCTTGCCGGCCAACTCATCCGGGATGACAACAATTTTATTCTTGTTGTGCTTTCGGTATTCCTCGGCCTCAAACTTATGGCAGAAAATAATCGCCCGGCTGAAATTCTTTGCTGTTAGGCAATCATCTGCTCTCTTATAACTCGGTATAGCAATATCAAACATAGTTTTATTTTAATTCGCCATAAAATTATTATTTAGATTTTTTTAATAACCCACTTAAGTTGAGGCTCAACGGATAACTCCATTCCGTGCTTAACGCAAACCTTTTTGTAATCCTCCATAAAAGCGTTGATTTTTCTCTGTTCCTCTTGCTGTAAAACCTCAATTGCTTTCTTTACCTCAACATCTTCTTTTTTGTCCTCTTTTTTAATTTCTTGCTCTTTTTTATTGTTAAGGCCTGTCGCAACAGCTTGTTTTGTTGTCATAGTTTTTTAGTTAGTTTATAAAATGGCAACCACTATAAAAATTATTGCTATTAACATAATAAATCCACAGCATCCTCCGGTTATATTTTTTCCGGCCTTAAATAGTTTCTCATTAAACTCTTTGATGTCCATATTGTTATTGTAATAATTCTAAAAGTTTTTTTCCGTCAACTACTCGCCCGATACCTTTCCGGCGGTAATCCTCTTTACTATCTAACGCATTGACACTCTTTAAATCTAACTTGTCCGAGATCGTGAGCCAATCAATTGAATTGTTAAAAATAAAAACAATGTAATTGTTCTCCTCCAAGACCTCGCTTGTAAATTCCTCCTCCTGTGCGATTGTGCCGCTATCAGCAAATGCCTTGTTTATTTCTTTGTCTAAAAAACCGACTTGTCGCAATAAATCTTTATCAAGTAAAGATAACAAGTCCGGGTCAAATTCTCCGCCATTTTTATTCAAACGCAAATTCAATTCCTTTTCTTTATCAAGCGACAGGTCAACCTCAACGCAAGGCATCTCTTTATAGCCCAAATCTTTTGCGACCATAACTCTTTGATGTCCGCCAATAATCACATTTTTTCTCTTAGGATTGATGTTAACGACAATCGGGACAACCATATCAAAGTTTTTCAATGACTTGGTTAATTCCATTCTCTCACGAGTTCCAATTTTTCGTGGATTATACTCTGCCGGCTTGAGGTCTGTTATTTTTTTATAGACAATTTTAAGTTTCGCCATATTATTATTTTTCTGTGTTTATGATTAAGATTTTATTTATTTTCTTTCCTCTAAACTTCCCCTCTCGGCCGATTTGGTCTATTGCCCCGGTTGCTTTCTCCACGATCGCATCAGCAATCTTTTTATATTTAACCAAAACCCCGAACTTTATTTTAATCTCCTCTTGGATTTTCGTGATGTATTTATACCTTGCCCCGTGCAACATTCTCAGATAGGGGTCACTCGCAACCTTGATTGGCGTGTTTATAATTGCTCTCTCATTCGTTTCGTCTTTATAGATGACAACGACAGGCAAAACGCCAATTAGGAAAAAAGATACATCTTGCGTAATTTTCCCTTTGACTTTTTTATATTTCCCGTCAAAATCTACTTTGAAAAATAGATTGTTTTTGACTGTGTTTTTTATTCCCATATTTTTTATTTTGTCATTATAAATTTATTTGCAAGCTCTTTCCTCATCTCTGTGAGCCGGGTATCAATCCTTGCCTGTTCATCTGCTGATCGTGGCTTGCCCATCTCCTCCAATTCTTTTTTCCGTGCATT